TTACGTTTTCTTTCATATATGGATTTTTGTAAACTGTGTAACGGTTGTTGATTGCACCAACTTTTTGTACACCAGCTGCAAACTCTAATTTAGTTCCATCTGTATCTGCTGCAAATCCTGGGATAGACTCAAGGATTGTTGCTACTGCAGGAGAAGTTACTAAGAAGTTAGCACCACCTCTTAAAGTTTTTTGGTGAATTTTATTAGACACTTTTTGAAGTTTAGTACCTAAAGTTTGGAACCAACCACCTTGAGTGTTATAATAACCAGCACCCGTAGAATCTTCTTGAGTAAATCCAGCACCATTCCAGATGTTGTTATTTTTAGCTGACCAATACTCAGTAGTTGGAGCTGCAGAAATCAACATATCTAAAATCTCTAAATCGATTTCCATAGAAACATATTCAGACAACATAGAAGTCAATTCAGCTTCAGCATCAATTGAGTGGTAAGCATTTAAATCTTGTGCGAACTCAGGAGTCCAAACTGCTTTCAACTTACGTGTTTTAGCAACGATTGGTTCTGATTGCATTTCTAGGTTCAATTCTGGAATGTCAAGATCTTGGTTATATCCGTTAGAGAATGTACCTTTTGCATCTTCGAAATCACCTCTAGAAATATCAGATGGTTGTTTGCTAAATTGTACTTTGTATACAGATGTACCTGACATTGCTGCAGATTTAGATACGAAGAATTCAACATTACCAGATGATGCATTGTATTTTGTAAATGCTTGAACGTTCATTGCTTGCGTAATGATGTTATCAGTTGAACCAGAAGTTAAAATAAATGATCTAACTGCATTTAAATCAGATCCTGATAATTGAGAAGCTGCTACGTATACTACAGAGTAACCACTTAAAGCATCAGTATAATCTGAATCAAAATTAGCTGAACCTGAACCAGCGCTAGCTGCAGATGCAGTAGTTGCTGCAACAGATGCAGATACACTATTTAATGTATATCCGAAACGACCTGCACCATAAAGACCTCCTGAAGGATCATTTGAAGTACTAGTAACACCGAATAAAGAGTCATCAGCTGATGGAGAACCAAATGGAGAACCACCGTTAGTTGTTACATTGCTAATTCCGTTATCATTATCAAATGCTGGTTGAGCTGTACCATATTTAAAATCTAAATAAAATACTAGTCCAGAAGGTAAATTCATTGGCTGTACAGAAACAAATTCTTTAGCCGCAAACTCAGCAAAAATTCTTCTTACTAATGGTAATGCTACACCTGCCCACTCTTCAGATCCATTTGCTGTACCTGTTTGAGAAGCTTCTTTTACTAACTGACGAGCTTGGTTTTCTAGCAATTGAGCCATACCAGCTTTTTCAGTTTCTCTGTTAAGACCTTCTAATAGTCCCGTTCTTTCCCATTTGTTCACCAAAGATTTTGCTGCGTTTCTTTGAGTTGTATCGGGAGATTGTAATAAATTTGAAATACTCATAATTTAGTTATCCTTTTTCTTTCTTTTGTTTAATAATAATTATAGCAATCCTGCTAATTTTTTCCATCTCTCAGCTAATTCAAAGCCTTCATTAAGAACTTGTGTTCTTGGAGCTGTTGTGCTAACTGGTTTAGAAGCATATGATTCTTTAACTATACGCTTTTTAGTTGTTTTAGTTGGTCTTTTAAAGCTTTCAGCTAAAGTGCTAAATACTAATTTAACTTCTCTTGTATTTCCAGCTCTATCAAAGTTTTCTAAAACTTTCATTTTTTGACTATCATTTAAGTCAAAGTTACGGAACAATTTGTTAGTGTAAAGTAATTTAGCATTTAATAAATTAACTTCTTGAATTACACTTTGCATTTGTTTAACAGTACGGTAAGCTTCTTCCAATTCTTTTTTAGTATCGTCTAATTCAGCTTTTACGTCTTCTTCTTCTGTTAATTCTTCTTCCTCATCTTCTTCTCTCAATAAAGATTCAATGATTTCATCGATATTAGTTAAATCAGATGTAGCATCTTCTTCTTCTTCATATTCGTGTAATGGTTCATTTTCATCTTCCATGGCGTCATTACTTGCATCTAATTCACGAATAATTTCTTGAAGATCTAAATCATCTTCATCATATTCATCTTCTGGTGCTGCAGCCATTTCATCATCCATCATCATGTCATCTTCTTCTTCTGGTGCACCTACTGGACCTGATAAGTCATACTCACCATCAGCGTCAAAGTCTAAGCCAACATTAACTGATTGAGGGAAATCACCCATTTCTTCGTCACCCATTCCAACTTCTTCATCACCCATTAGAGCTTCTTCGTCACCCATTGGTGCTTCTTCGTCATCTAATTCTTCTTGAAGTCTAGCTGCTAACATGTTTTCTAATCTAGGTGCAAATGCTTCTTGTAACGCAATTTTAGCATTAGCTAATGCAGTCTCTTTTACAGTACGAGCATCAGCGATTGCTTCTTTTAGCAAATCTGATTTTGCCATTCGTTTCTCCTTAAATTTGTTTTTGGAAATAAGATTATTATAAATCTTAATAGAAATTAATTTGTATCGGGACGTTATATAAATAAATAACGTATTTTCATATAAATATAGTGATGTTTTAAAAATCAGTAAAAAAGCCCTAACATTTCTGCTAGGGCTTAAATTTTAATTATTTTGTTCTCTTTGATTTCGAATCATTTGAATATATTTTGCTTTTGATTTTTCAATTCTATGTTTGACGCTAGGCTTAATATACTCTCTTCGATCATTTACAATTTCAATTATATTAGCTGTTTTAGTTTTACGTTTCCAAGATTTTAATGCGTATGCTAAATCTTCTTTTTCTGGACCTAATACATTAACTGCTAAACCATTTCCTGGTACAATTGTTTTGTGTTGTTTTACTTTTTTACTCATATATAACTATTTAAAAAATTTACATTGGTGGATTTTCTGGACGTACTACTTGTTTCTTTTGTCCTTTAACATTAAATCTGAAATGTTTAATTTGTGGCATCTGACTAATATATCCTTGAAGTTTTTGTGATTCCTTTGCTGGATTTTCTCCTAATCTAAATAAAAAATAACCAACCTTACCAGTTTTCGATGTTTGTTTTTTAATTAATTTAATTCCTTTTTTATTTGCAAATTGTTCAATTTCATTTTGAACTTCTTGTGCTAACATAGGGTCATTAATTACGTATTCAATACCGCCTCTATAATCAGCAATACGATTTAGCAATTGAGCTTCGTCTAAATCTTGATTAACATCTTCATCCATACCTTTCATCAAGTTCTGAGTTTTTTCTAATTCTTTATTATACAATGCCAATTGTTTGTAATCATTAGGATTAACGCCAGGTACGGGTGTTGTTGATGATTGGGTAGTATCTGCTTCATTCAACCCAAAATAATCTCTATATAGTTTTTTAAATGTATTCATCATATTATATCTTATTATAATTATTTTTTATCGTAAAACCAAATTATCCGACACTATAATATTTTTTAAGACCTTCGCCAATATCGTCAATTGCAGCGGAACATCTTCTTTCATGTATTATAACTTCGTTTGCTGATTTTTTTAAATCATTAAGTGCAGCTTCTACCATTTTTAATCTTCTAGATTCTGCAACTTTGTCTAACATATCATCATCAGACTCAGTTACCATTCTAGATGCAGTTTCAACCATGTGTGAAATTCTTTCAACAATATCTTCTAAATTACGACGTCCTGATACTGATTCTGCCATTTGTGAAAATGAAGAAATTGATTCAGCAAATTTATGTTTGTCTTCGCGTGTCAATGGTGTTCGTTCGTCGCTAAATACTGTTTGTTTTTCAGATTCATTTAACAATGAAACTATTCTATTTAAATTATTTGATTTGAACATATTATATCCTACATTTACCATCATCACATAATATTGATGTAATAATATTATTTACTCGATTATACTTATTATCTACTGTTTTATTTACTGACTCATTCATTTTAGTTGGTCTCATAAATGCTCCATGAGTCGATGGATTTGAAACAAAGTCCCAACAAATTAATTCAAAATCTTCTTGTACTTCAACTACACCCTCATTTCGTAATTCTTTAACACTACCTAAACCTCTAGATGAAATACCTAATACAATACCTGCTTTAAATAGTTCTTTAAGAATTTTACCAGACGGTGTTTCTAATATTTGTACAGCTCCTTTTAAATCATCACCATCCCACCAAATTTTTAATATATTGTGAGATACGTTATTCAAGTTAACTACTTGTGATTCTGGGTGATCTAATTCACCTAATGCTCTGTGTTGATCAATATATTCGTCTTGATAACGTTTACATTCACGAGCTAATATATGTTTAGGATATATTCGTCCATTTTGATTTTTAGATCCAGCTCTTTGCAAAACACCCTGCACCACAAAACCTCCAGGTATACCATATGCCGCTCCGCTTGATTCATTTAATGAACCAATTGGTTTAAATGGCATATAATCTAATATTATTTGTTTTGACATATTACTCTCCTAATGATCTTACTCGTTCTGATATTTTTATTAATCGTTTAGATATCTCAGTTAATGCTTTCGATGTACCAGGTCCGTAAACTGACGATGTTACTCCTGATTCTGTCTTAAGCTTACTATTATAATTAACTAGCGTTTCAATTTCTCGAAGTTTTTGCGCAATTTCTTTAATTGTATGTTTAACTTTTTGTTCTGGTGATTTTTTTGAATCTCCATTTGCAAAACTACGATATCCCTCTACCAATTGTTCGTACTTTGATTCTAATATATCAGATATATGCGGTTTCGTAGTATTATCTTTTATTTTTGATTGGCTTGGTGTATTTATCGATTCCTCCATTCCACTCGCATATCCAACTTTTTTAACTTTTTTTCGAAATGCATTGGGAGTTGAATATCCAGCAACTGCGCCGGTAACGTTTTGCTCATCTAAATCAGTATCTAAACTAGTTTCTGAAATTTCAATTGCTTGTTGTTCAAATGCATTTAATAAATCTTCAATTTGATCTTGTTCAAATGAAGCATACACATTAGACCCGTATATTGTAACATCAGGTAAATTTCTACGCATATCAGCATAAATATCTAATGCTTGTCTAGCATCTCTAACCGTAATCTCAATATAATATGGTTCGTCAATCGTTGAACGAAGACTACTTTCAATTATAGCAAATTTTTTTTTCATTTCTCGTAATATCGATCTCATGCATGTATCTCATTTAATTCGTCAACTAAATCAAAATATCTTAATAATGACAAAATGTGTGATTCTTTAATAGTTTTCATTGTTTCTACATTACACAACATTTCAGATAATTTGTTAACTTTTATTTTAGTAACATCATCATCTATTTTAGAAACATGATTTGTTAATTTAGTTTTAATTTCTGGTATAATTTGCTTAATATAAGTTTTTAATGTAGCAGTATCATCTACGTGTGTTATATACTTATTAAGTAATTGTTTTTGAGATTCTGATAATACAGAATATTTTTTATTAAATTTATCTACTAATAGTTTATAACTTAATAAACGCATATCCTTTTCTTGTTTGCTATAAGTTTCTAATACTAGATCTTTTGGTTCAATTTTTTTATTAGATAATAATGTATGATTTAAAATTACATTTTTACATTCTAATAATTGTTTCGGATTATCAGAATCTTCATACTCAAATAACATATTAATTGAAGCTAAAACTTTATAATTTTTAATATGTATTTTAGACATATTTTCAAATATAAAGTTATCAGAAATTTCTTTAACTAAATTATAACGTTGCCGATTGATAGCAGCGTGATTTAGTTTATGGTGTGTTTCTTTGATACTTCTAATATAATCTAATGCTCTTGCGTCTGATTTAAATTGTTCTTTAACTAGTAAATTATATAATTGTAATTCTTTAGAAAGTTCAGTATTTCGGCCAAAATATTTTTTAATTATATCTATAGTAACCGACTTATCAGAAGTTAATGTTTCCGATGTTAACTTCTGTACTAGCATTTCGAACAATATAGCAGTGTTTTTATATTTTGAATGCTTTAATTTTTTCATACGGTATCTTTTTTAAATAAATATTATTATCGTTTATAAAATGTTTTTTTCATCTAACATTGTTCCTGCATCCTTATCGTCTGTAGTTTGTTGTTGTTCATATAACATTTTAGTGCTAGAATTCTTTGATTTAAATTTTAATAATAAATCTTGTGATTCTTTAGATAATGCTAGTTTTCTTTCTCGTTTTACCGGATTAAATGCGTTTGTTTGATTTTCTAAATCCGTTATTTGTTGTAATTCTTTATTACCAAATGGATCCCATCCAAATTCATTTTTATGCTGACCAAATTTTATTCCTTCTTTTGGTCTACCACCTACATCTTTATCTGGATCATCTGAGCTCATATGTATCGTTGCTAAATCGTGTGGTGTACCATAAGAAACTCCTGTTAACGTAGGATCATTTCCTTCTTGTTCAATTTGATTTTGACGGAATCTTAATTTTAAATCTTCTACTATATCAGATCTTTGTTGTAACCATTGTTCTTCTGACATATTGAAAATATATTCATATATGTATCTATCTGATACTAATTTAGAATCTTTCATTGCAGTTGCCAATTGAATTTTTTCATTCATTAATGCAACTTTTTGTTGATCATAAATAATAGAAGATGGTGTTAATGCTAATTCAAAATTAATTAAATCTTCATCATCAAATCCTTGCGTATATAAATGTATAATTGCAATCTTTGTTAATTCAGAAACCATTATTTTTTGTACACGTTCTATTGTTCTAGCAAAACGTATATCCATTGATGCCAATGTAACTTTACCTTCAGCGCCTTCATCATAACCTAAGAATGGTTTAGGAACTTTTAATCCAGCTAATACTTTATTTCTAACATACTCAATATCATCCATACCAGTAAATGTCATACCCGGCAATGTATCAATTGATGTTGCGCTCTGACCTCCTCGAACTGGTAAATAAAAATCTTCTAACATGTTATTAACGTTAAATTTAAGATTATAATTACCTGTTTGTTGATCTATATGTGGAATTTTTTTCATTTTATTAATAACTTGTTCCATAAATGTATCAACTTCATTTGGTGGAATATTACCAATATCTATTTTGAATATACGTTTTTCGGGTGCACGCATAATACGATGTATAAGCATTGCATCTTCTAACAACATTAATTTTTGAAAATCTTTACGAGCTCCTTCTAACATAGATCTACCATATGGTAAAAAGTTAGAGTCAGCCATTAATCTGAAATGTGCAATTTCATACACCTCATACGCACTTTTATTCCCATATACGTGTTGAAATTTGATATCATATTCGCCGGTGGATTCATCATATTCTTCCATTCGTTCGATTTCATATGCAGATAAAGGACGAGCATTAGTTATTCCAATTTCTTCTGTAATATCTAATTTTAAAAAGAAATCACCATATTTAACAACATTACGAATCCACGGCCATAAATTAAATTCAACATTTAAAATATCATAAAATAAATTATATAATATTTTTTGTATATCTGTACGGTCTGACTTAATAGTTAAAATTTCACCAAACTGATCTTCCAATGTAGATTCGTCTGAATAAATATCTAATGCCGAATTAATAATAGGATCTTTATCCATCATTTCATAATCAGCATATAATTGATATCTATTTTGTACAGCGTTATAATTTGCATTATATCCACCATATGCTCCGGCTTGTTTTATAGTTCCCGAACCGTGTAATCTATTATATCTATCTGTAGTTTTTGTATTTGATAAGTTACCGCGTGATTGTAATCGGTTAGTATCTATTACGGCTACTCGTCCATTTCCTTTAGAACGAATGATAATATTACTACTAAATAAATTTTGTAATCGTTTTCTTAAAGATGCCATATTATAAGTTTAATTTATTATAAATATGGATAACTACAAAAGCCAACCTAAATTTTCAGAACCAAACCCAGTATCCCATTTCCATGAATCATTTTGATTAGAGTTACCTGTATAAATTACACTATCCGTTTTTCTAAATTGAGACATTGCTTGTTTATTTAAATCTATGCCTTTTTGTCGTAATTTAAGTGCGGTATCTCGTAACCATAGCCCAATTGCGAATGACATTACTAAATCGTCATTATAACCGGTCGTTGCTTGCGCTTTACCATTTAACCAGATGAATACAAATAGTTCTTGTATGAGTCGTTTACTGCGAATTATAGGTGTTCCTTCTCGCATATACATTTCTAATGCAGATATCATTAATGGACGTGTTCTAGATGATGTTGTAACACCAGGTACCATTTTTGTTTTATCTTGCGTATCATAGTTTTTACGTAATTGAACTTCTGCATCAACATACCCGTCATCTCTATACGTATAATGAAGATTTTGATATGATCTGTCTAGTGCTGGTTGAATTGCAGCCCAACCTATATTTGCATTTTCAATTGCTAATAATGCATTATTCCATTCTGTTGCAACTGTAACTAACATGTTACCAAAATCGTTTGGTGGCAATTTACCTTTATACTCAGCAACCTGTCGTACATCTTCTACATCAAATACATGAAATGTAGACCAATCCGAACTATCACCACGGGCAACGTCAGCTACAACTATATAATCTTTTGCATAATCCGGATATTCCCATATCCAATAAGATCCATCATATCCTCTACGTTCAATTGGTTCGATACATTTAGATTGATATTCGGCTAATAAATTACCATCTATTACTGTATGTCCTGAACTAATAAAGTCACAGTCACACTCTTGAGCAGCTCCGCGTTCACCTAATAATTTTGTTTGATCATCACGCCAAGATTGATCTCGCTCCGGGTGTACGTCCCAATGCAATTTAATTGTATGGAATCCATTTACTCCAGACTCAGCTTCTGACCATGTTTGATGAAACCAGTTACCAATACCATTTGGAGTTGATAATACAATTGCACCACCACCCGTTGATAATGTTGCTTGTGATGCTATCCATATTTCTTCAATGTTACGAATAAATGCGGCCTCATCTACAATTAATAATGATAATGCTTCAGAACGAGCACCAGTAGACGCACTTGATATTGCTTTAATCTGCGAGCCATTTTTAAATTTTAATGACAATTTATTGTTAGATACAATTTCAGTTTTTAACCAACTCGGTAACATTTCATTCATTATCTGAACTTTGTTAACTAAGTTTTTTGCTACTTCTTGTGTAGTTGCAATTACTAATACATTGTAATCTTCATTGAATAACATTGACCATAATGCAAATCCTGCAGTAAGTGTTGATATACCTAACTGTCTAGATTTTAATATAATATTATATCGATTATCTCTTAATTCAGTTAATGAATTTTCCTGGAACGGATATAAATTAAATTTAATCTTACCGCGCTTAGGATGTTGTATATAACAATATTGTTTCATAAAGAAAACAGGATCGGCAGCACACTTAATGTACTGCTGTTGAATGACTTGTTTTATACTAGGTTGTGGCATATTATATTCCGGAAATTATTTTGACTAATATAGCTGTGGATGTTACTCCTAAACCAAACCAAAATGACTTTTTATTATACCATTTATTATTTTCAATTCTTTCTGCAATATACATTGAATTGATATTTCGTAAACTTCTTAGTTGTATATCTTTCTCTGCAATGATAGTCGAATCTAATTTATTATGAATTTTAAAATCATAAATGATAGATTTATATTCTTTTATCATTTCATTATTTATCGAGTCAATATAAAATAAAGAGTCTATCGTAAATGAAATATCTAATATTTGTTTTTTTGTAAAACAACTATCTGATAATTGTTTTTGTGCGTTAGTATAAAATATAACAGCTGATAATAATATTGTTAATATATATTTCATATTATTTTCTTTTTGTTTTTTTAATAATATTTTGTTTAGCTTCTGCTAATGTTCTATCTACAACCGGAACATTTTTCTTTGCATCTTCAAGATCATGAATTCTTTTTTTCTTGTTATGAATTCGTTTTTTAACTTGAGTTTTTGTTTGTTCTGCTTCTTCTACTTTTTGTTCTGATGCATCAATTATTTCTTCTGTTTGCTCTTGTGCTTGATCTACAGCATCTTTAGTTGGTGTAGTAACAATCGATTTATTTTTAAAAAACTTAAATATATTAGTTTTTTGTGCAATTAAACCTATTCCTAATATAGCAACTATTGCTCCTATAAATAATTTCCAATATTTTTTAATCGTTTCCATCATTTTCCTCATTTTTGTTATCTAAATTATCTAAAAATTTTTGTTTGAATTTTGCGAATTCTGTTTCTATTTTTTCTTCGAATTCTTCTTTTGTCATCTTTGCAGTCCATGTTTCTACATGTCCATCACTATTTGAAACAAATTCCATTGCTTGTGTATATGCTTCTTTTAATAGTTTCATGTCTTGTTCTGCAGAAGCTAACCAAGCTAATGCATTAGCTCTAATTTTATCTTGCTCATATTGTTTAAATTGTCCGGATTTTTTTAATTCATGTTCCATATCAATTACACAATCAAAACACATATCATGAATCTTCTTCATTTTCGTATCAATTGATTTAGGAGCAATACATGTACATGTTTCTTTAGGACAGTTCTTAAACGATTTCATATCATCGCGAATGTCTTGGAATATTTCAAAGTTTTTTGATTTCTTGATTCGGAATCCGTCTTTTTGTTCTAGAACATATATGATTCCAGATACTGGATCTACTTCTTCCCAAGTGTCGCCAATTTCATGTTTAGCATTTTTCTTGGCAGTAGATTCAGCATCTGAAAATCCAATTGTTTTTTTAGTCTGAAATTTGTGTGTGCCGTCTATCATTTGTTTAACGGCTTTGACATTCTGTAACTTGTTGTTTTTCATATTATTTTTTATTTTTAAATTTTGCAAACATTTCGTGTCGCTGTTTTATTAAATCTTTAATTAAAAATTTATAAAATTCATTAACTGCTGCTGGTTCTTCCGTTTCAATAGCCTTTTCTAATGCAACACCAATTACTTCTTTAATTTTACCAATACGTTCAAAATTATTAGCTGACTGTAATTCAGATCCCAATAATTGTTCGGTTGTTTTAGATACCGCTGGAGCTGGAGCTGCTGATGCAGGAGCTGGTGTAGTTGGTGTTGGTGCTGCGGTTGCATCTGGTGCTGGTGCAGTCATATCTGGTGCTGGTGCAGTCATATCTGGAGCTGCCGTTGGATCTTCAGCTGGTGCATCTGTTGGTTCTTCTGCTACTGGTTCTTCTTCCGGCGTTGGTTGTTCCAATAACATTTTAAATGTTTTTTTGAAAATATATTCTCTAATTAAATATTCTTTACCTTCGCGAGTTAAATTTTCAATTTTATCTTTAATGTTTTTTGCATTATCCGTTTCGTCTTTGTCTTGACGTTTCTTTAAAACTTTAGCAGCATGTTTTGGATCATATTCACCATCTTCTAAATCTTTATATAATCGATCATCAGCATTATACTTCACATACATATCACCATTGTCTACAACTTCTTTATCTGTTTTACGTAAAACATTACTTTGTTTTTCACCAGTAGACATTGGATTCAATCCACCTTTTTTATCATCAGTGGTATAATCCTTAAGATCTTTACGACTTTTATACTTTGTATTTTCTGGTTTTTTGTATTTAGATTTGTGTTTTTCTGCCATTATTATTTCCTATTTTATAAATAAATATTATCGTGAATATTTTAATACCCCTAATATCTGATTTACTGGTGCAAATGCTCCTGTTAATTTAAATGTTTGTCCTCCGTATACAAATACAACACCTTCCGATGGTACTATTGAATCAAATCCTCCTAATTTTTGGATTCGGCGTAATTCTATTTTTAACTTGTCTAATGTTTTAACGTCATTGCTTTGTTGTAATTCTCGAATTAATTCTGCTAATTCAGATTTAATTTGTTGAACTGATTTATCTGGATTGATTGCTAGAAAATTTTGAGCATTTTGTAATACAACCACTCCTAAACGTAAAAATATAGATTCAAATGGCTCCATATTTTCTTTGTATAAACGTTTAAATTCACCCTTATCCATTTCCAATACCCAAGCTAAAAATTCAGGAGATGTAATCATTTTTTTAAGAACCGTTAATGATGTTTCTTTATTAAAAAATGCCCAACGATAAACTAAAACATTTAATGCTTGTTCTGGCAATTCATATCCTAACTGTTGTGCTTTGGTTCTTATAATATTTGACCACCACGCTTTATGATAATCGGTTACTAAATTGTTATCTTGTAGATTATATGTATTACGTAATTGATCAATCTCATTAATTAATGCAGCTTCTTGGTCTTCGAAATTATCTACGCGTCCCATTTTAATTTGTTGAGGGGGAATAATTTGAAATGTATTTTGCATATCAGCATTTGCATCTTTAATAATTTGTTGAACTAATGCACCACCAGACGCATTTGTTTCTACAATATTTCCGGTTTCATCATATTCAATTAAATTATGAAATTGTAACACAGCTACTTCATATGAAATTACATTTCTAGTTGCTGGATAAATAATTTCCATATTTGCAAATACTCGGCCGTTTTTAAATACTTCGTTTAAACGATCTTGTGATATTTTAGAAAATGCTTGTTGTAAATCATTTCCTGCTTCACCAAATGCTTCAGATATAGGACCTCGATTATCAAACTTTGCTTGCAATTCAGCAGTTGTCATTGGATTGATAATAGTGCCTTTATTACGAGAAAATCCAATCTGCCCATTTTTCCAAGATACTTGTATATTTTGTCCGTCAGTTTTTTCAGTAACTGCTTCTTCTATATCTAATCTACCATCTAAACCTCTGCGAACAATTTCTTTCATATCCGCAAATGTTAAATTGTGACTATCCCATGGGTGACTCATATGTCCTGCCGCACCGCCTTCTGTAATTAGTTTTCCGGGGCGTTTAACTGTCTCTATTGTATAGATTCGATCCTTTGGATTATTGGATTGCCATTTATGACGCTGAGCTTTAATTGTTCGCGGAATGAGCTTAATATTACCTGGTCCTGCTAATGTTAACATGAATGGCATATGAATTGGAACATCAAATTTATAATCAGACTCTACACCAGTTGGTTGTCTATTTTTAAGTTGAGTTTTAATTTCTTCACCATACCTGTCTGCTAAATCCTTAAATAATTTTTTAATATCCGCTACGCGTATTGTTCCTTCATTTCTAGGATTATTTAATTGATCTATGAAATGTGTAGTTTTTCCTTGAAAATCAACATCGATACCATAATCAGTGAAATATGAGTCGATCATTGGTTCAATTTCTTTTAATTCTTCTCTGCTAATATAATTTTCATTGATCATTGATTCTATTATAGGTGCACCGAATACAGTTTTTCCAAATTCTTCAAAGTCATAAACAAAATCATGTCCTACATTCCCATCTAGAAAACTACGTAATTTTTTTATTTTTGAATCGTGGAGATCTTTATTTTTTTCACCCATTGCACCTTCGAACATTTGTTTCCACCACTCGACACTAAATGTTGATTCTGTTAATCCGGTTAATATATTCCAAATTTGTTTGATTTTGTTTGGATCTGTTTTTGGATATCCGGTTGTAAACAATTCATAATCTTGTGTTGTAATTGCGTTACGAAGTGTGGTTGCTGATATAGGTTCGCCATTGGATGCCATTAATGGTTCAACATTAATATTTAACATTTCCGCATTAACACCTACAGGTATTTTTCTACCATTTTTATCGCCGACAGTTTTATATTTTTCTACACTAGAACCAAATGATGTTGTACGAACATAATCATCTCCTTTTGCTGATGCTGCTAGTGCATATCTTCCAACTGCATCTGGTGGTAGTGCAAATAAATATTCATACGCAGCTGTTATCGGAGATGCAAATTCTGTTGGTTGCATTTCAATTGAAATTTCAGAGTCTCGATTTAGTATATCAAATATTTGCATACTATCTTTGCGAGTTATACCATCTCGGTCTTTACCACTAATTAACATGATTACTCTATCTACATCCGCTTCTGCGGCGTAACGTTCTGCAAGATCCATATGTGCTCCAGTAAGCGGTTTAAACCCTCCTGGAAATAATACTGTAATTTTATCCATTATGTATTGTATCTTTTTTATATAAATATATTATGTAATTTTTAATGTGCCTCCGTCGTTCCACACTATACCCGATCCACCCGGGTTTGTTATTGGTAAACTTTGTAATTGAAGAGATCCACTTACACTTAATGAACCAGTTAAATTTATACGAGCAACCGATCCACTTACATTTAATGAACCAGTTAAATTTATATTACCACGTGATATTTGAATTCCGTCATAAAATCCAACGGTACAATTTGTATAACTACTCATTGCTACAATTCTCCATGCAAATTTACTTTGAACTAGTAATATTTGCGTACCCACATCTACTTTTATCAAATTACTATATGTTATTGGAACATTCCCAGTAAACTCAGTATTAATTGTATATGACTGTATTGCTGGGTATATCCAATCATCATCGTTGACAGCGATTGCCGAATCGTCATAATCTCCTCCAATTATGCCATAATTTCCTACATTTAAATAAAACTCATGTCCAGCTTCTAACATTATACTACTACCAAATTGTTGCCATTTGTTGTTTGTAGCTGCTGGAGGAATTATTGTATAATAATCATCTGGATGAATACATATACGACCAACTACTACGGTATCGGTTGAATTCGGGTGCCCAAGTACCCGAACAAATGCGGCTGGACCTGGGCCGTTTACTAGTGCACTAACTCCTCTACTACCGGTTAAATTTATAGAAACATATGGGTTACCATCGGCTTCATATGTAGATGTACCAGCGGTAGTTTGACCGGCTGCGATATATGAACTGGTATATGCATCTCGTAACCTATAGACAAACATATCTGATTGTGTAGAATCTCGCAATAATGCTGCACTTGCCGTTACCCCACCTTGTGGACTGATTCTAAAATTACTAGATGATATTTGTAGATTACCATTACTTCCGGAAATAAAAGTATTGGTATCACCTAAAAAGAAATTTGGAGTTTCTATATCAACGTTACTACCTGATATTTGTATATTACCATTACTACCAGATACAAAATTATTATTATCACCTAAAAAGAAATTTGGTGTTGCTACCGAAACATTACTTCCTGAAATTTTAATATTCCCATTACTTCCTGATATAAAGTTAGTACTATTTCCTAAAAAGAAATTTTCAGTATTTATTCCAATATTGCTACCAGAAATTTGTATGTTTCCATTACTTCCTGATATATAACTAGTAGACGATCCTAAAAAGAAGGTTTGGGTATGTATATCTAATTCATTATCGGATGTGCTATATCTAAAATAATTATTAGCATTTACATACATTTCTAAACCAACACCGGCATATGGATTATTATATTTTGTAAGTTGACCTGTTAATGCAGATCCTGACCATAATAAAAATCCTGAATTACCTGCAACAAATCCATCATAGCCTAACGATCTAATAAATCCGCTATCTGAATATCCACTTATTGCAATACCACTTTCTAAACTATCAGCAACATATAATGATCCGGTAAGCATAGAATAATCACCATCAACATATCTATTACCACCTTCCCATGCAACTGCTTTTACATAATTTTCCTGTTTACATTTAACGCCAGCAGAATTATAATATTCAATTTTAAAATCTAATTGAACATCCGATTTGTGTGCAGTTGGGACTAGAGCTCGTATCCTAGTATAATTAGGAGTATATCCTGCATCATTATCAGATGTAGTTCGTACATCAGAAATATACCAATAACCTCCCTCAATTACAAATATTAATACACCAGTACCTGTTTCATTTGCCGTAAATGAAAATGTCTGATCATCATATCGCTTTGTAATTTCATTTGTATTTAGTTGCAATTGGCCAACTCGTTTTCCCAATCGTACCGGAAATTCATTGTTATATTTATCAGTAACATCTAGATTAAATGCACTACCTGATAAATATATTGACATACTTGCCGATGTTCCAATTTTTTGTGCAACCGCATCTAATGTTATTTTATATTCAGCATCTTTTACGAAACTACCAGCAAAATTATTTTTAATTTGTACTATAGTAACATCACCACTTCCAGTAATACGCATTGAATTATTCAATATATTAGTGTCATATGTTAGTGACGCTGTTCCTAATAAAGATTTATTTGAAAAATTGCTAGAAGTATAATATGTATTAATTTTTGATTGATTTGATATAGTTCCAATTCGGTTGTCTGGTGTAAT